GTTTCCCAGTCACGATCGGCCAAGGCCGAGTTATTAAAACTCTCCTCCTTATACCCTTTGACATTCCCCCATCTTTATGCTAGTTACTCCCCCTTATTGAGAATGATTCTCATTTACTCACAACTATACCTATACTATATAGTACCTGTTCACTGTTACATAACTTTACACTTTGTTACATAACTTTACTTGTTTATCTATTCAATTGCTGTATATTTATAACCATACCAACAACGACAGTATGTTTGATTGTCGTCTAACCTACATTGAAGAGGTGTTACTATGAATGATTCGAAGACGTATTACTACCTTATAGGGGAGTATAGAGATGGTAGCGAGGGCATAGCCTTTGGAGACTATGATAAGAGGGTTGTTAAGCAGGAAATGTGTGACGAACGTCAACAGCTTAGAGAAGAGTTTAAAAGTGTGCGCATTGTTAAAGGGTTAGATAATGTGGCACCACAGTTACAAACTGTTACAAACTAGTAGTTGTATTATTCAATACCCTATAGTAAGCTATGGGGTATTCGATAAGGTAACTAACAGAGAGAGGGCGTTACTATGATGGATAGACTATTTAATCTGTTTGTGTGGGCTGTGTGCGTATGTATCGTACTGTCCGTACTTGTTGAGATAGCAGGGGGTAGACATGTCTACTAAATACGTGGTAACATGGTGCAGACTTGCACGTAACGGTTCTTTAACATCTGGTAGCAGTAAGCATAACACTTTGGCAAGTGCAACGACTAAAAGCAGACGTATGGCTTTTAGGGGCGCGTTAGTTACTGTTGAAAAAGGAGATAGTAATGAATGATCAAGATAAGCAATACTTGAAAGATGCTGCTATAGGTGCAGGCATAGGTCTAGTATTCTTTACCTGCTTTATGGGTGCGTTATATGTTGCTATGACAGCTCCATTATATTAAATAATAGTTGACATCTTGTAAGCCATCTATATAATGGTGGCTTATGAAATGTTAATTGAGTTAAACGCACTATCGGCTGATCACTGCCCGCAAGCATAACGGGATAGTTGCGCCTTGGTTTTGTAGTCTAAACTACAATTCTATAGGGAAGTTATGACTAGGCTTTGCGCCCCATGACTTTTTAATTGTAAGGTTGACATGTAGTAAAGTTTAGTGTTAAGATATACCGACTGTTGCATTCATGGTAACAGCGTTCTATAAAAATTTGTCAAGTGCTTTGTTGTGTGTATGGTGTGCATCAGTACGCCTATAATTCAACAGCAAAGGAGTAGTATTATATGTTTGATTGCATAAATGTCACTAGTGGAGGGAATAGTTGTACCTTCTCTAATGGTATGGACAGTTATATATTGTTTTGGCATGGTAGCTTTTGGTTTGACAAGCCAGCCGGTACAGTGTATGATGGTGTCTTAAGTCATAAAGCATTTTAATATAGTGTTGTGTCGTTGGTAACAGCGACCACAACAAAGCACTTGACAACAGGGTAGCAGCTTAGTATACTAGCTACCAACTGGAAAGAAAAAGATTAACCATCCAGTATAAAATAAAGGTTGACAAGTTAAAAAACAATTTGGTATAATAGCTACAACAAATAAGGAGTAGCAATCATGGCAAAGAACAGCAATAGCCAAGCCTTTAAGATCAAGGCTAGTAAGCAGCACCAAGCTGGTACTATTATAGACCAGTCTTATAAGACACAGTACGACCAAGGCTTCGATGCCTTCTCGGATGGGTACGCCCTTAACAAGCTGTGGTCTGCCCCTAAACAAGCGGGGTGGCGAAAGGCAAGGAACAACGAAGCACTGTTCTTTAGTCAAACTGGAAGTGCTGCAAGTCTAGCTAGAATACAAGCAGCTGATAAGATAGCAGCGTAGTCTAAACTACAAGTGAACGCCGCGATGTGAAACCGTGTGAGTCGGCACCACTATAACAGCCTAGCGTGAACAGTTGCTTTAATTATATGAGGCGCTGTGAGCGAGAACGGTAGGATAAGATGCGATACACACTACAGTATTGATTCATCCGTCAATATAATAGTACTGTAGTCTAAACTACAATCGAGGTGTAGCATGGGTAATCTAAGCTACGGCGACATGCTGCTACTGCTATCAGTATTCAGCTTAATAGTGACGGGCATAGCTATGAAAGCCTTTCACTGGGCGTATGATAGGAGTATCAGCCGAGAGGTACAGCGTGATATAGAGCAGGAGTATAACTCATGGTCACGCTAGATGTGAGCAAGGTACAACAGGATTTGTTGCCGATACGCTACGGTGGCAGAGCTGGCCTAACAACATGGGCTAGTTTCCCAAGGCATGATGGTGTATACTATATGTTTGTATCGTCTGACAAGGGTTATAGTGTAAGATATGGTGGCGCTGTTGCACATAGCAACTGTTTTGTCTAACGACAAAGTTAGCCACTCAATTAAAAATCAGTGAGGTGTTATGGTATGTTAAGAACTAAAGGTTTTATTGTGTTAGTGTTGGTTGCTGGTCTAGTAATAGCAGGTGGCGCAATGTATAACGCTCATAAGGATAAGGAAACTGTCCCTATTGAGAATGTTGAACCAACTGTTGACAGCGGGGGCGGCGTGGAGTATGATGTAGTCGTCAAAGAAATTGAAGCATCTCATGAAGAGGTACTGACAGATGTTGAAGCGATTGTTACAACTACTGTTGAGCCTAGCGATAGCAGCGGGCGGGTGTCTTCTGATACTGCTACTAGCAGCATTGGTACAACAGTCGATAAGCAAGGCGAATAGTGCCGAGCTGTGTGATAGACTAGATGATACCATCGCACAGACTGTTGAGACTAAGGATCGGTAGGTATTAAGATAGGTCTAGTCGGTAGGCATAGTATATAGCTGTTGCTATGTCTACCCGCAAGCCCTAACTTGAGGAAAAGCTAGGCAGTATGATAGGTCTGTAGCCAAGGTAGGCCAACGGGTTTAACATACAACTAACCGGAGTAGTCCGTGTGTTGCATTAAGTGTAGTCTAGACTGCGTTTAATACAGCATACGGGTAGCTACTCCTTAACATGAAGCACCGTATTGGTGCATGACATAAAGGAGATATGCTATGAGCATGTCAGTAGCAACGAAGTATGCTGCTTACCTAGTACCTGTAGTGGGTAACATGGTAACAGTAGAGAAACTAGCCAAGGGGTTGGCAACTACGTTTCATGAGAAAGTATCCCTCATTGTAACGGAATCTTTAGAAGGTAGCTCCTTCGATGGTAAAGAAGCAAGCGCGTTATATGTACAGGTATGTAAAGAAGTAGAAGAACAATTGCAAGCGGAAGTAGATAAGGCATTCTATGTAGGTGCTAGTTTATCTAGTGTCATTCCGAACTGGCGACAGTATAAGTCGATCTATAAAAACGGATTGCTAATGGGGCTTAACCCCGCTGACTATCCATCATTCAGTAAGTACAAGCAAGCTAAAGATAGCGGTGGTCTACCCACTGACAACAAAGAAACAAAAGGTAATGCACCTGCCAGTGATGGCGGTGGTGGTAGTAACGAATCAGGTACAACAACAGTTCCGGCGGTAGCTGTGCCAGACATAACAAGCAACTTGCCGCAAGAGTTACGTGATGAATTGAATCATGGTATTGCCACGCTAGCCAAGCTATTCGCTAGCGATCCAGAGGCCGCTAAAAATGTGGTCGATAACTTTAACGGGGCATGTTATGCCAAGTTACGCAAGGCTGGTGGACGTTTCGCTAAACTAGCAACCAAGTAATACCTTGTATTGCAAGGGATATAGGTAGACAGCGACACCTATAAGTAACGCTGTAATAAATACCACTGGTTGAAACACTACCACTGGTCACAAATATGTAGCACCTGTAGCTATGGCTATGTGAATAGGTTTGTATTGTAATGCGGCCGCCCCTATTCATGTAGTCTAAACTACAACACAGTACAACAGGGAGTGCTAGCCTCCCTAGTTAATAGGTAGACCGCGACACCTTTAAGTAGTGCGGCAAGTCAATAACGTGTGAAGTAACACGTCCAATCTATAGCAGCTTAGTGCTGTGTGCGCTGATGGTCGCACCAAAAACCATCACAGTCATAATAATACAGTCTTGAAAGGAGACAGTAATGAAAAAGGTACACTCGAATTCCATGCGTAACACGTACTCATTAGGCAACTATGAGAAACAAGTCTTACTAGAACTTGATATAGCCCTGACTAGCGAAGAGTGCCAGCGACTAAACGCATTATGGCCTGATGTCAGGAACGCAATTGAATATTGTTACGATGGTATGTTTGAGGTAGCTTTGTGCAAGATGGAAGTTAAGAAACTGTTACGTAAGGTAGGTCAAGAGTGTCCTTGATAGCGCCTTACATAACACAGCGTGGTAGCATGAGTGACCTGCTAATATAACAACGGTACTCCGCGAGGTAAAGTACTCATAGCTGACTGCTATATGATAACGTCGTCGCCTTTGGACAGACTACGGGAGCTATATGAAAGGGAATGCACGTGTAGTTTAGACTACAATCTGCACAGTCGGAGCTTACTATAGCAGGTCACATACAATTTTGAACAACAACTAATCATTCATTCATTGTTGATAGAGGACAAGGCAATGGCTAAGAAAAGAAAAGGGCGGCGGTCTACCCGTGGCCATGATGAAAAGAAAACCATACGGTTTCGTGAAACCATAGTGAGGATACCTATAGATCATGAAGGTAATCCGATCTCTCGTAAACCAGCGGCACCGCCATCCGCTAAGACACCAATGGCGCAGGCTTTTACTGCTGTTGAAGAGCAGTGTAAGCCACCGGCTGAGGCTATCAAAGATAACCCTAGCCATGTTAAGAAACATCTAGCCCCTGTCATTGGTACGATAGGTGTTAAGAAAAACCCTGAGCATATCCCTTATCAAACTAAGGAACAGCGTCAGGCTAGTCGAAAGAACAAAGCGTTGAGCACAGCTCCGCCAGTAACAAAGCAATGTAGTCTAAACTACAACGTTGAAAAAGAGAAATCCTTTTACGAGAAGTTAGCATTCAAAGCTAAGCTCGGTACCATATACCTACCCGAAGGGGAGCTGGTAGCACGACAACAAGCACGCCTTAAGATGCTTGAGTCAGGAGAACATAACGCTGCTGAGATAGCACGTAAGCGTGATGCCAAGGCTAAGCGCCGCTTGATTAACGAGCACATGGATTTAATCAAGAGTAACTCTGATGTGTCAGATTTTTATGGAGGCTCAACAGCTATCCGTAAGCGTGACCATGAGACTAACGTTCTCATTAAGGAACATGCTGAGATATGTAAGCGTGTTGCTGACAGTAATGTAGTCCAGACTACAACGCCTAGCGAGGTAGGCAAGTGCGGTGTATTCAAGACATCGACGCTCGGCAAGACAGGGCGTAACAGGAAAGAAAGCAAAGGTGTGCTAGGTATAGTACAGATTATGAGTGCTGCTCGTAATGACCCTTCGTGGGTTCCAGATGATGCAACAGCAGGTTGGTATGCACATAATGTTAAGCCTGAAGATTGGCCTGAAGATATTATTGAGCACATCCAAGCGTATGTCCAAGATGAAGCGAAGCCTACTGTAATAGGTAGCGGTGAGCAGTATCGTAGGACTGTGCTGATGAACAGCTATGAGCAACAGCTGTCCAACCTACAACAACAGGTCAAGGATTTAGAAAGAGAGAACAGCTATCTTGCAGAAGAAAAAGCTATGATCTCTGACGAGAATAACTTCTTGATGTGGGAAGTGTGTGTGAATAAGGGAGAATACCCTTACGCTGCACCGCCCAAAGGTAATATGCCAACCCCGCCATTACCTGAACTGCGTGAACAATTTAAATCTTACATGACACTGCATCGTAGTGATGCTGTGAAGAACTTCCTACGTGTTAGCGGTTACAATGCTAACGATAGCGAGAGACTGAAGACGTACAACGCACAGTGCAGAGCTACGCTCAAGCTGGTACGTGAAGAAGCGAATGCTCTACGTAGGATAGGTGTTAAAGGTAAGGCATGTAGTCTAAACTACAAGCGTGCACAGTACACCAAGTATCTTCACAAGCTAGGTGTTGATCATGCTAAGCGTCAAGCAGTAAGGGATGTCGGGAGCTTGGTACATAACCGAGCTGTGATTCATAAGTGGAATAACCGAAGTACTAATAAGACTGAGGTGAACTACGCAAGGGTTATTAACAAGCAGTATTCATTCAAGCCAACACATCAGCGTGCTGCGTATGTACGATGGTGGGAGAAGCAAGAGGCTGCGCTTAACATGCAGTACTTATTAACTAAGCCTGTGAACAAAGCAGCTAGTGAGCTTATCAAGTTAGGTAAGAATGTTAAGAAAGTTTTATTGATGGATGTAAATCCATACACCGTTAACAAACGTAAGAAAGCAGAGGAGGCAAAGGCTGCACGTAAAGCTGAGATAAAAGCTAAACGTCAGGCAGCTAAGTTGCAACGCAAGTCTAAGGCTGATGAACGTCAGCGTATTAGACAGGCGATGCGCCTTGCTCACTGATAGATAACACAGGGCACACAAGCCAACCCCTTGCAATAGTTGTGCCCGCAACTAACCATGTAGTCTAAACTACAACGGACAACAACATGAACACAACAACAAAACGACCAGACAAACCGCCTTAACAAGGTGTACATAATACCTCCTGAGAGGCTGCGTGTTGGACGCTAGTGTTAATCCTAGTTAACACACAAGCTAAGGCACAACGCCTCTCAGGGACAGCGAGAGAAGCTATACTAGGCAAGCTCTCTTGGACTGTCATGCAACACCACTAACCAGCGGTTAGGATAGCGACTCCGCTATACTCTATGAGTGCGTAGTACCTAACACCGTTAGAAGTTGCAAGTAATATCTCCTTCATTGAAGGCGTGGTTTGGGAACAGGTACAACTCCACGTTAAACAAAGTCTAGCCTGAGCAATAGGTAACACTTCACCTACGATGGCTTAAAGATCGGGAAGCATAGGATGTATGTATAGTAAACAGAATATCAATGTAGTCTAGACTACCCCACTAGTCTGGTCTACAGTAAGAAAGATACCCAACACTAGGTAGCTCAGAGTAGAGCGTCTGCCTTTGAAGCAGGAGGTCAGTGATCACAAACGGTTCACTCCTAGTAGCGGTAAGTAACAAAGCTTGGACAGCTACAGTAAAATGTTCCACCAAAAATCAACAATTATTTTTGAGGAGAAACTTATGTTTCGTAAGACGATAGTCGATAGTGATCTCTTGTTGATGAAATCATATTGGTGGTCACAAGTTTGGAAACCATACCGGAATCTAAGCGAAGAAGTTAGAGTACTTAAAGACCTTGAAGCCGCTGCATTAGCGAAAGCTAATAGCCTGAAGCACTCTCGTATTGTTGCCGAGGCTAATGTTAAGATGGATAAGACGGTATTAAATCACCAGCTTATGACGAACAGCACTGCACACTTCGAGTTCCCTACTGAACCGTCGATCTTAGAAGAACGGGAAGGGATGAAGTACACAGAAACTAAACAGAACAACAAGCAGGGAGCTTCCTCTAACAAAGGAGGAGGTCAAGCAGCAAGTAAGTCTGGGAGTGAGGGAGGTGGTGAAAGACCTACCAACGAGCAGCAGAACAAGAGTAACAACCAACAGTCCTCACGTAAGGGACAGGGTGGTCGCTCTTTGCTAGACCTCTTAGTATCTACCAAGGTACATTAGTTTAGTGGTACTGTTTAGTAGATAGGAGCTGGGCTGGTAGACATAGCGTTAGTAGCACTGATACGTAGCATCATAAGCAGGTTTGAAACCCTATAACTTATGAACGGTGTGAACAGGATGTCGTCAGTAGCTATTGTAGCACAGCTATCAGGTGCTATAGGTTCGCCAGTGAAACTATCATGTAGTCTAAACTACACTACAGCTCAAGCGTTCTGCGTTGAGGGGCTGTTACCTTTAAAGGTGAGTCGGTGGTGAGCTGGCTAGTAAGTTGATGGTATAGATTACAACAGGTTAACAACTCAGGTAGTCTTAGCAATAGGGCTACCGCAGATGTTAATCTAATGAAGGAGGAGACATCATGAGTAAGCAATTCATATTAAACGATAGTCAACAGATACGTGTGCTAGAAAAGACTGAGGTAGGTGGTGTTAAGATTAACGACGTCCCTTCTTTAAGTGCTGCTAACATACCGCTTCACCTTAAGACAGCGATAGTAGCTGAACTTAACGTAGCCTATAACTCAGGGGTACTTAAAGGTTTGACTACAGCTAAGGGTAAGGTAGATGATATCATCAAGGCTACTCGTACTATATGATAAGAAAGACTTGACTGCATTAGTGCAGCAAGATATGTCTAAGGAAGAAGCTATGATTGTAGTAAAATGTTTAAGGAAATTAAAAATGCCTCAACCTTTTTACAACACACTAGCTGATGCCTTATCATCAACTGATGCCGACAAGTACGGCGAGGAGTTAGAAAGGTGGAACCCGTTAGTGACAGCGAAGTTAAACTTGTTGAACGGATAGGTACATTCTTTGCAGCTATATTAAGTTTTCTTAAGACAGTTGCTCAGGTAGTGGTAGCAATGTTCTTGTTGATAGTAATAGGGCTAGCCTCTGTTAAGATGGTAGAGTTATATAACAACTCAACCTTACAACTAGAAGCAGCAGCTAACACTTCTTGGATAGTTAAAGAAGAGTGATGTATCATGTAGCATATCCTATGGGTGTGCTATGTAATGCACCATGAGTGTGTACCCTTGGGCTGGGGTTGATCAGTCGCTAGACATGTAGTCTAGATAACATTCACATTAACCAAGTAAGGAGAAGCATATGATAGAGTTGATTCTACCGCTTCTCGTAGTCCTAGCAAGCTTGCTTGCATTGACTATGCCATTGGTACTGTGCTATCTGAATCGCTCTGAGGAAGCAGCTGAGGTTGTAGAATCAGATGTATTGACAACATCAGACAGACACATGATCAATATCATAGACGACATGGATGATCGAGAGCTGATCTATCTATTAGAAGTAATGACAATGCTGTATGAAGTAGATAGGAGACTTAAATTACCGCATGACCTTGAGGAGATCGCCGTCCGGCGGGTGTAAGGTCACACCTAATATCACGACACGAACTGTTGTCTTAGGTGTGGTCGTTAGTCGGACAGTGTAAGTTTAATCTCATTCAAAATCAAACAGGTAATGTATTATGACAGATTTCGTATCGCGTCAAGACGTATTTGATTCACAGGTAGCCTTGTCTGCAACAGAGATTTGTATGCTGTTGGATTTCAGTAAGGTTTGGGAAAAACATGAAGACTCTATCCGTAAGGATGGGTTAACTGATAAGGTCTTTGCTGAATACAAAGACATGGCAATGCAGTACGACGTGGAGTACCGATCTCCGCGAGAGAACACCAAGTTCCTTAAGCTAGTGGATCGAGAGGGTCAGTCACCTACCGTACACTAGCAGCATGTAGCTGTCCAAGCTAGTAGATTACCTCAGTGGGGTGGGGTAGTCTAAACTACAAGGTGGAACACAAGATAATAATATCTTGGAGGATACAATCTTAGAGGTTTGCCTGAGCATAACAATCAATTCACCTGCATTAAGAGGACAATGTTATGCGTAGAAAATTAGAATTAGTAGGCACACCAGAAGTAGATAGTAGCGGTATTAATAAAAAGAATACCCGTAGCCGTGAGCCGAAAGGTAAGCTCGTTACGACTAAAGAGAATGGGTTTAAAACTAACATGCTGATGTACATCGCAGCTGTTAAGGATGTTGTAATAGCTGGAGGTATCGCCTTCGCTTGGGAAGATTTAGCTTATCTCGACCCAATGCAACACTATGTAGTATGTGTCTTCGCTGCTGTTGTAGCAACCGAAGCCATCCTATTCAAACTCTCTAAGATTCAATAGGAATTGTTATGTCCTTAGGATTCTTTGCCTTACATCCAGTAACATACCCTCTAAGTATGGAGCTGACCAACTCAGTAGTAACTTCTCTGTTCTACATGGGTACGTTGTACGGCAGTATTATAAAACCAGAGTTAGCAGAGCTGCTGGAAACAGTACGGCTTAGCTTATAATCAATGCTCAGGCAGCTGGTGGTAGGGTAGATCATAATGTGTATTCAGCTGAGTATATATTATAACCTACTCTACCATAATGAGAGTCCTCCTCTAATAAAGTAAGTTAATTGTTCTAGCTGAGATGAATTTATTTCTGATTGGCTGGAACTTTTTTAGTTTTCGCGCGTCTAAACCCATAAGGGGGCGAAGAACCTTAGTAGTATTAAGTAAGTAATAAGTTATTAGGTATTAATATTATGTCTGATAAAGAAATTATAAGCAAGATACAAGCAGCGGACTCTGATACTATCAAAGGTTTAGAGTTTGATAAGCTGATAATCAAGTACACCAAACGTATATACCAGCTAACACTTGGATACCTTAAGGATGTACAAGATGCAGAAGAAGCAACACAAGATACGTTCGTCAAGGCTTACAAGTACCTTGATAATTTCCGCAACGACAGCGAGTTTTATACTTGGCTCCATAGGATAGGCATCAACACTTGTAACAGAGCCTTAGAGAATAGGGCTAGACGTAACGTAGATGCAGTGGATACGGTAGATGAATTACCTACAGCTGATACGCCTGAGTCTCTTATGATTGAGGAAGAACTGTCAGCTAAGGCAGACAAACGAATAGCTACCCTCCCTGCTAAGTACAAAGAAGCATTCACATTACGATACGTAGATGAACTAAGCTACGTAGACATAGCCAACCAGCTCAGTATACCTATCGGCACTGTCCGATCCCGCCTCTCAAGAGCTAAGGCTATGATCGAAACCTCATTGAACTAATCCTTTAGCCCGCACTTTAATTAGTCGCGGGCTTTTTTACGCCTGTAAGAAACCATTCGCTTATCAGCAAAGGAACTTTTCCCTAATACGCGTATCCAAATACATACAACCCACCAATGTAGGCTAGACTACAATGAAGATAAGATTATTCAGCGACATACATAATGAGTTTGCTCCGGTGGACTACAAGATACCAGAACTTCCTGAGGACAGCGACACGGTGCTTGTCTTAGCAGGGGATATAGACGTAGGGGGTGCTAAAGAAAGTCTCTTAGACGAGCTGTCAGGTAGGTTTAAAGCTGTTGTTTATGTATCAGGGAACCATGAGTATTACAATCACGACATAGATACCTTAGACGATGTGTTGTGGTATCGCTGTGTCCAAGACAATGTTCACTATCTATACAATGATAACGTAGTGATAGATGGTGTTATGTTCTACGGAGGTACAGGATGGACTAACATCCCTGAGGAAGACGCTCCTGTCATTCAGCATAGTATGAATGACTTCCGTTCTATCAAGAAAGTAGACCCTAACACCGCTAAGATAGTGGCATTCTCTCCTTACGACGCTAACGAAAACAACTTAAGATTTAAAAAGAATCTGGACATAGACCTAAGCAACAAACAGGTAGATAAAGTTGTTATTGTTTCTCACCACACACCGTCATACCTCAGCTGTGATGATGAGTTCATAGGAGATAGACTAAACTGTGCGTACCATAACGAGTTCGATGATCTTATCAAAGACAACCCTAACATAAAGTTGTGGTGTCACGGGCATATACACAGCTCTAAGGACTACATGATAGGAGAGACACGCGTAGTTGCTAACCCTTATGGGTATTACAATTACGAAACTAACCCTGACTTCGATTCAACAAAGGTCATAGAGATTTAGTATGGCTAAGAATATTATAGGGGATGCACCTTGCCCCGAATGTAGGAAGAAAGGTTCTGATAGCACAGGAAACCACCTGATGTTATTCAAGGATGGCGGTGCGTACTGCAATCGTTGCGGGCACGCTACCAACTGGAAAGAAAAGGATATCAAACCTCAAGAGCGTGTTGAATTAACAGACGCGCAAGTCAATGAACAACTAAAGGAGTTCTTATCTTGTGACATCAAGGCATGGCCGAAAAGAAAACTCAAGAAGGCTGCACTCGAAAGGTATGGTTGCCGTGTTGGTGTCAGCCCTACTGATAGGAACAGTGTTGGAAGTTATCTCGTTCCTTACCACGATGAGTCCTTAAAACTATGCGGTTATAAGGTTAGGTTAGCTGATGAAAAAAGATTCTGGAACCAAGGTAGACCTAAGGAAGCTGTCCTGTTCGGACAACAGCTGGTTAATAAGGGAGGAGGGAAGAAACTCTTCATTACTGAAAGTCCTATCGACGCGGTATCCTTATACCAAGCCATCAAAGACAGCTGGGCAAAGTCTAAGTTCGCATCAGCTGAGCCTAATGTAGTAGGCTTACCTCATGGTACAGGTTGTGCAGTAGATGTGCTGACTGAACAGACAAGTCTTCTTGATAAGTTCAGCGAGATCATCTTAGTGATGGACTCAGATGAAGCAGGTCGTAAGTGTGTAGAAGAAGTAGCATCCATACTACCTCACGTTAAGTACGTTACCTTACCTGAGGGACAAGACCCTAATCAAATGCTGATGGACGGCAAGTCAGACGAGCTGGCTAAGCTTGCTATGTTCTCCTCAGTTGAGTATGTAATGTCAGGTATGACAGATATATACGACTTGGTTAATGAGATAATAGAACCGCCTAAGCATGGTATCTCTTACCCGTTTGCTTCTATGACTAAGCTAACCTATGGTTTACACACACAACAGATCATAGGTTTTGCTGGTGGCGTAGGTATGGGTAAGTCTGATGTAAAGAATCAGATCATAGCGCACCTTGCTACTGAACATAAGCTTAAGCAAACTGTATTTGATTTAGAATACTCAGCTGTAAAGTCCGGTAGATTGCTAGCCTCCAAGGTAGGTAAGAAACCATACCATAAACCTGACTGTGGTGCCACACAAGAGGAGATACAAGCAGCCCTACTACCACTAAAGGGTTTGGTAACTCTCTGCACACACAGAGGCTCAAGGGATTGGAATGAGATCAAAGCTTACATGCGTAGGGATGTACTACGAGGTAGTAAGCTGGTATACCTAGACCCTATCACTGCATTGGTAGCTCACCTAGGTTCATCAGAAGCTAATGATATGTTGAATAATATCTTTGCAGACATATCAGCTATGACACAAGAGCTAGATTTCAGTGTCATATACTTTGCACACCTCAACCCACCTAAGACTGGTGCTAACCATGAGCGTGGAGGTAAGGTACTAGAGTCTCAAATGACAGGCAGTAGGGCTATGATGAAGTGGTCTAACTATATATGGGGTATCGAAGGGAGTAAAGACTCAGACATACCTGAGCATGAACGTAACACACGTAAGATAGTTATGCTTAAAGATAGGGAGTACGGTAACGTAGGTAACTTCTTCCTGCACTACGACCCTGAAACTACACAGCTCAGTGAGAGGTGGTAACATGTTCAGAGAAATGAAAGCTATTAACCAAGACAATAAGGATGCACAGTATCAAGAGGATAAGTACTGGTACTTGCAAGGAAAGAAGTACGCAGAGTTGAAACTATCCTTAGAAGATAGTGTCAAAGATATTACAAACGAAAGAATTAAAGACAACGTAATGAGAGGTTGGCAAAGTGAAAACATACGATGCAGTTAAGTTTGGTACAGATACAAAAGTTTCATTAAGCAGAAATGATTGGGTATTTGGCCCACAAGAATTGACAGAAGCAGACTTCGACTTTGCTATCAATGCTCTTACTGATGTTAAAGAGAAAGAATTCTCAAAGACTAAACGTCAGCAGTCTGTAATAGATTGGGCTTACGAAGGCAATAGATGCTTTGATATTCTTACCAATGTAAACGGCAAGTGGTATGAAGTAAATCCAGACTCAGGTAACCCTGTAGACATAGAGACTGAGGTTAAGCTTATTGTATCCTCTTTAATTTGGGATAAAGATGCAACAGATTTTAAAGAAATAATGACATACGAAGATAACTACGGCGACTTAGTAGCAGCTGTCGTATACCCACCTAAGGTATAAGTATGGACATACTAATCTACGATTCAGAATCAGACGGCTTCGTTGAAGAAGCCTCTGTCCTTTGGTGCATAGCTATGGGATGGTACGGTAAGGAAGAAGTAGACTTGTATGCACCTGATCAGATAGAGGTAGCGTTGTCTAGACTACATCAATGTGATGTTCTAGTATGTCACAACGAGAAGCGACATGACCTACCTCTCTTTGAAAAGCTATACGGTTGGAAGCCTAAGTCTCACCAGATAATCTTAGATACCTTAGTGTACTCACGTATGCTGTACCCTAAGAGACCGCTCCCTGTAGGGTACTACGGAGGAGCTACTCACAGCATAGAAGCTTGGGGGTATAGGGTAGGTAGAGGTAAGCCTGAGCATAAGGACTGGAGTAAGTACACAGCAGCTATGGGGCACAGGTGTTGTGAAGATGTAGAGATTAACAGGCTGATGCTTAAGGAGTTGGAACGTGAGTGCGAAGATACCGAAATGTTTTACCACACATTTGACTCGAAGCGACGCACTGCGGCTTGAGCTTAAGGTAGCTGACATCATGTTCGAGATGGAGAAGAATGGATTCCCTCTCGATAAAGATGAATGCCATAAGCAGATATCACATCTACAAGAACGTATGGATTGGGTGGATAGTTATGCTGTCCCTTCCATACCTGCTAGGATTAAACCTAAGGGGGCTACAGTTGAAAAGATTTACAAACTTAATGGACAGTATACGAAGCAAGTATCAGACTGGATTAGAGAAATCTATGGAGACAGTACAGACACCGAGACTGAATCTTTGGTTGCTGGATGCTTTTGTCGTATTGAGTATACTCCAATTAACCTTGGGTCTGATAAGCAGGTAAAGGAATGGTTGCTTAAGAACGGTTGGCAACCAAGGGAGTGGAACTACAAGAAGGTTAACGGGAGAGAAGTACGTAATGCTTTCGGTGATCGTGTCAAGACTTCTCCTAAGATAACGGATGAATCTCTTGATGATCTTGAAACTCTTGGCCCTATAGCTAAGCTGATAGGATACCGTACTAAAGCTCGTCATAAGAAGTCACAGATCGAAGGCTTCATACGTAACTGTAGACCTGACGGTAGGCTATCCTCTAAGGTTAACTCTATCGGTGCAGCTACTAGGCGTATGACACACTCGCAGATAGCTAACGTACCTAATCCCGGCAAGGAATCTTATGACGGGCATAAGACACACTTCTTATGGAAGCCTATGCGTAAGGTATTCTGTTCTGAGGGAGGCTATAAGATAGTAGGAGCTGATGCAGATCAGTGTCAGGTGCGAGGACTAGCCCACTACCTAGATGATGCGGAGTTTATCCATGCACTACAGTACGGAAAGAAGTCTGAAGGCACTGACATCCACTCACTTAACGGCGCTAGAGCAGGAGTTACTAGACAACATGCTAAAGGAGTATTCTATGGGTACTTGTTCGGAGCAGGAGTTGCTAAGACAGCTTCTCAGCTTGGAGTCAGCGAAGAAGTAGCAGCTGACATACGCAAGAAGTTTGAGAAAGGTTTACCTGCATTAACCAAGTTGCTTAAAGAACTCTCTAAGTTCTGGAAGAAGAACGGGTACATACTAGGCATAGCTGGTAATAGAATATACGTAGACTCTGAGCATATGCTGCTAGTGTATCTGCTTCAAGACTACGAACAGTTCTTAATGAAGGTAGCGCTATGCTTTGCTTACGATGCTATCAAGAAGCAAGAGCTAGATGCTGAGATAGTTACCATGCAGCATGATGAATTTCAATTCCATGTTAAGGAAGAACATGCAGCTAGGGTGGCTTACATCTTAGAGGATAGTATAATTAAAGCAGGAACTTTTATAAAATCTAAGTGTCCAATTAAAGGTGAAGCAGAGATAGGCGACACTTGGTACGACACACACTAATGGAGACAGCGCCATGAGCGAAGAGAAAACAAAAGTAGAACAGCTAGAAGCAGAGTTAAACGAAGGTTACACAGGTCTTCACGGTTTAGTAGTGCGGGGTGAGTGCGGGGAGATAGAGATAACTAAGCTTCCTGACTACCGCAATAAACAACCGGTAGCAGTACTGCTTAGTAAGACAGAACTACAAGAGCTTAGCAGATTAGCATGTTTCTTAGAGAAATCCTTGGCGGCTAAAGACTCTCAAAACATAGCAGAATGGAATGCTGAAAGTATTCTAAGCAAGCCTAAATCAAACCCTAACGAAATAAAGGTATCATGGTAATGAGTTTTAATTATGCTCTTGTCTCGTAAGGATGTTCTAGGATACGAAGGGCTTTATAAGGTGTCTGAGATTGGTTTGGTTGTTAATAATTCCGAACATATTCTTAAACCCGCACCTGACAAAGACGGTTATCTGGAATTATCTTTGTGCAAGGAAGGTGTTCGTACTAACTTCAAAGTGCACAGGTTGGTGGCAAAAGCTTATCTACCTAATCCTAACAATCTTCCTGAAGTTAACCACATTGATGAAGACAAGACCAACAACAGTGTAGACAACTTAGAGTGGTGCACAAGACAGAAGAATGCTGAGCATACTCTGGCCAAACACTACAAATTCATTTCACCAGAAGGTGAGGTAGTCTCTATATACAACCTAACTAAGTTCTCAAGAGAGAACAATTTGTCTCAAGGCAATATGTCTGAGGTCGCACTAGGTAAGAGAAAGTCTCATCACGGCTGGAAACTTTATATTGATAAGGAAATAGGATGACACATTTCAACCCACAAGAAGCACCGCAGACAACATTCGAATTAATCGACGAAGGTCTATATGCTGCTAGATTGGTACGCATACTTGAGATAGGCACACAGACAGACAAGTTTGGGTCTAAACCTAAGGTGGTACTAGGTTTCACAGTACCGGCTCTCACTATTAACATTGATGGTGAAGAGAAACAGAAGATGGTATGGACTAGTAAGTTCGGTCTTAACCAAACGTCTAACCCTGACGGTACGCTGATGAAGTATGTCAACGCTATCGACAGCAAGGTAACACACATGGAGCAGCTGCTAGGCAAGCCGTGTATGATTGAGATAGAGCACTCTAAGCCTAAGCCTGACGGTACAGTGTACGCTAACATCATTAACGTTACTAAGCCTATGGCAGGGTTAACTATCGCTGAACCAGACTGTGATGTATACATGTTTGAGTTCGATAAACCTAACAAAGAGATATGGGATAAGTTATCTGAGTCTCGTCAAGAAGACATGAAGAATGCTGATAACTCAGCTGACATGTTAGCTAAGCTTGAAGGTAATGTAGTTCAGACTACACCTGCTGATGATAACTTCGATGATGATATTCCATTCTAAAGAGCAGCCCTTGCAAGGCCAGTGTACCGTCCTACTGGTTGCGCCAAGACGCCGAAAGACGGTAGTGTTATCATAAGACCTAAGCATTAGCACTTATGTAACACGGAGAATAGACAGCAGCTCGGATATTTAGAGGCTGATTAAAGAGTAGGCTGAATCTACTCACTGTTGTCTAACTTTATTCTTTAGCGTATGCACCTTCCATAAGACAGCACGAATACTAGTCGGTGTGGGTCTGCTCCCTTAACGTGAGATTCTGACACAGAGCAAGTCGAGTAAGAACTTGCCTCAGATAGCGGGGAGTTCCCTATTCGAAATGGACAATGTGGTGGTGCATACCCTAAAGAGTAAAGCAATTGGAGATTAATATGAGCGAACTAGGAACAACTGTTGAGATGCTAGTGCGAGACAATATGCAAGACGAGATCGACACTCTCAACAAGAAGATAAATTCTTACGAAATGTTAGTACGATCTATCAAAGGACAGAACTCTGAGCTACGTAAGGAAGTAGAAAACCTTAAGGCAACCTTATACTTGTGCGACAAGGAAGAGATCAGCAGCCTTAGGTCAACTAATGAACAGCTTACAGATACTATAGAAGAATTAGAGCATGATCGTAACGGTCTTGACTTATACATCGAAGAGCTAGAAACAATAGCTGAAGAGTTCAGAGACCGGACATTGAACATGGCACTAGAGATCGCCTCTCTTAACAAACAACTTAGCGAGTGCAGGTATGCACTGTTGGAGTACACATGAGAAACAAAGTAGTTAAACAATTACGTAGGCAAGCTAAGGCTTTGTTCCCTGATGCTGAGTACGCAGACGGAGTAACGGTTAAAGTTACTAAGTCTTTCAAAGGTATGCCGTTACCTTCTGAGTACGACCGAGATCAATACCAACTCAACCCTTTCTGTATTAAAGCTTTAGTCAAAGGTATGAAGCGTAACTACGCGAGGGCAGCATGAGCGACAAGCGTATGACATACGGAGACCTTAGCAGGTTCCGCTCAGTTACAGAAGAGTACTCATCAGGTTACGATAGAATCTTTGGCAAGAAGAAGACACCGTTAGATAAAGCTTTCGAAGAAATGTACAAAGCTCTGTCAGAGTTGGGGAATACCTAATGGTAATGACTAACGATGAAGCAGTTGCTATGATAGCTGAGCTTAGGGCTACTAGACACTGTGATAACTGTGTTAAGCAAGCAGACTATGACGAGCAGCTCTGTTGTGTGTGCTTAAAGACAGCTGATAAGTATTACTACGAGGAGAAGCCTAGTGAAAGCTCTGATTGATAGTGATATCTTCTGTTACGAATTTGGTAACATGGAAGACTTAGAGACAGGAGGTCTGTTACCTTGGCCGATAACGAGGAAGTTAGTTGATGATCGTATCCAACAAATTCTTACAGCTGTTGAGGCTACCTCCTCTGTCTTCTACCTCACTGATTCCAAATCAAATTTCAGGAACGAAGTTGCAACTATCCTACCCTATAAAGGCCACCGAGTATCAGAGAAGCCTCCTCATTGGGAGAACATCAGACAACACCTGATAGATAACTACGATGCACAGGTGCAGTATGGTATTGAAGCTGACGATGCTATGGGTATTGCGCAGTGTGATGATAATAGAGAGCTGGTGCTAAGCGAGGCTGATGCAGGCGGGACTATTATCTGCTCCCGTGATAAAGATATGGACATGATACCCGGATGGCACTACAGCTGGGAATGCGGTAAACAAAAAGAGAGGAAGTGGTTTGTCACAGAGCAAATGGGTATTAGATCTTTTTATAAGCAGCTTCTTACTGGCGATTCTACCGATAATATCCTTGGTCTGTTTGGTGTCGGCAAAGCAGCAGCCTGTGTCAAGAGAATAGATACATATGAAGCTGAGCAAGATATGTTTGATGAAGTATGGAAGCGTTATGAAGAAAGGTTTGGCGCACATGCTTGGAGGTTCTTAGTAGAGAATGCACAGCTGCTTTGGATTCTAAGAACACCTAAACCTAAATTTGAAGGGGACGGTACTGATCAACTATTGTCTAAACTGCAGGAGCTTTATGGTGAGTACGAAGAAAATCTTATCAGCGAAGCATCAAGTAATGCAACCTAAGTTTAAGATGCAGGTTGTTAAGGATAGGACTAAGTATGACAGGAAGAAAGAGAAGAGCCTACAGAAAAGCGAAACTGAAACCTCCTAAAGGTTACGATAGTATATTCGAATACGATTTACACAAAGACAAACTAAAAGATTGGGAGTTCCATCCAAATGAAATTGATTACAATGTTCCACACACTTATGAACCAGATTTTAAACGTACTAAAGATGGACGTACTATCCTTCTTGAAGTCAAAGGTAGATTCAGAGACAGAGCAGAGTCAAGAAAATACCTGTACATCAGAGAAGCCATCGAAGCCAAAGGCAAAACGAAAGCCAAGAGCAAAGAAGAAGAGTTAGTATTCGTCTTCTATAAAGCTGATACACCTATGCCACATGCACAGCGTAGAAAGGACGGTACTAAGCAGACTCACGCTGAGTGGGCTGAGAAAAATAACTTTAGATACTTCTGTATGAAGAAAGGATTTGAAACTGATGAACTCTTTGGATGAAGTACAAAGCACCTGCTTCCAGATACCTCCAACTACTGAACCAGAAGAGTGGGTATACGAAAGACCTGTAGTGTACTGCCACCAAGCCTTTGACTTAGAGCATGTGCGACATATCTCTGAGGTGTTCAGCGAAGATCGTGGTGTTTACAAAATGTTTGTGACACTCAGCGGTGGTAACAAGGACATCAAGCTAGAGTTTAAGTTTGATATGAGAACTACAGCGATAAAGGCACAGAGAGAGCTGTGGAGAGCTTACACACAGACGGGAGAGTATGCCATTGTCAAACGAAATAAGGCTCCAGAAGAAGCCGAGAGGCTTGATAACAGCGCATTGGGAGACAGTTGATACTCCGGTATTTACTGAGTATGGAACTGCGCTATCGTGCGCTATGTCTAGAGATTTCTACAAGAAAGATGATTGCAACTGGAGGGTAGAGGTATGAAGTATGACCCTGCCGAAGCTAAGAGAGAGTTAGACCTAGCTACAGTCCTGTGGTACAAGCAAGACCAAGAAGATTGGGAACTTAATAAGGCTATAGGTATCTTTAAAAAGTATAAGGTATGGCACTATGACTTACAACAACCGGAATGGCATGACATCAAACGAGAAGCTGAGTTTATCGGAAGGTGCTTGGATGGACATAAAGGAGTCGATTGATCTATACCGCACCAAGAACCTAGACGCTCATATCTCTGATGAAGAGTGGCGTGAAGTGAAGCAAGCTTGTGAATACATCCTACAACCTTACGGTTTATGGGATGAAGAAAAGAACTGCGTAAATGAAGCAGAAGTAGTTAACGTATACATGAACTTAAGGTAATAATTATGACCCCTACTATCGAACAGAATACTAAAGACTTTATCGCAGCTATGATCGCAGATGATGTACCTCTAATGACTGAGTTACCTAAGCGACTAGCAGATGAAGACCGAGTGGCAGCTCTACGTCACTTGATCAAAGCTATTAAAGCTGATGAACAACTGTCAACAGAACATGCTAAGGTGCTTGAAGTGCTAGAGCGTGCAGAATCTATCACCTCAGCTCTCGAAGAGAATACCTCTTCTGATGTTGAAGATCAGGGCGAAACGAAAGAGAAAGCTCCTGAGTCAACCGAAGCAGTGGAAGAGGCGACAGTGGAAGCATCGACAGAGGAAAGTGTTGTGGAAACTGACAGTAAGCCTGAGACTGTGACTCAGGAAGAGGCTGCAAAAGAAAACTAAAATAGTCTCGCATTAACAGGGAGTATGGAGAAATCTGTACTCCCTTTTTTACGACTGGAGTTTGGTATGAGTAACATAGTAGATATGTCAGGACACACCCACTTCTCAGTGGAAGATATGCTTGACACTGCTAAAGAAAAAGAACTGGAAGCAGCTGTAATCTTTGGATATAAGAAAGACGAGGACGGTAACAGCGTACCTTACACCCTATGCAGCTCAGGGTTCACTAACAACAGCTTACTCTACTTAGTAGAAGCTGGTATATACGAACTTAAAGACGATATGTTTCGTATGGACTGAAACGAAAAAAGGTAGCACTAAGGCTACCTCTTCGCTATAGCAGTACCGAAGTACATACCGATGATTGAGTTCATTATATTCCAATGATCAGGGGTTATCACTACCCCTTTCATTTCCTTCCATTCAGTAACAGTACTATCACTGGTGAATGGCCAGAATCCTTCCTTAATTACATCATACCCAAACCACACACTAGGCTGTACACCTGCTTGTATCACATCAACTGGATACATCAGCGTATATATGAAGGGAGCTACTATAGGTAGCACAAGAATAGAGAGAGTAGCTGAAATAGCTATGAATCTTCTAGTAACTTGGAAACCTTTGTTAGCATAACGCCTAGCTTGATCAACTACTACAGCTTTAGCATTCAAAGCTCTAAGCTTAGCCTCTTCAACAGCTCTGTTATTCTCTATCTTAGTAGCAGCAAGCTTGAATACAGCACCTACTATGGTTGATACAAAGAATGTAACCAACCCTGTTGTAATCATAGAGCAATCCCTCTAAATAGTGCAATAACAGCTGTTAAATCTACCCCTGCCATCTGTGCTATCACTGCCAAGATAATCATATTCACCTTACGATCTAGTGAATTGAACCTATCTACCTCCCTGCTTAAAGAATCCTTAACATACACCTTCAAATCTTCAAATGCATTAGACAAGTACTTAAGTTCGTACTGTGTCTGCATCTCAAGTTTCTCCAGCTTAATCTTATCCTCTAATCTTCGTGCAGGTTCCTCGCTGTTAGCCTTAAAAGAGTTCATCGAGTCTGACATCTTCAAGCTCCCTTGCTTCATCAGCTGCTAATCGTTCAGCCATACCAGCCTCTCCTTCAAACTCCTGAGATAGTATGCTGTTCATGAATGCTTCTTCTTTCTCAGAGAATTTAACCTCTGCCTGTTGTGAAGCAAGAGCTAGTGCATCTTCTTGAGGTTTGCTTTCAGCTACAACAGCTCTATCTAAACCCTGTTGAGCTGTTCCTTTAAGGTTGTCTACATAATCTGTGATGAAAGCCTGCTCCTCAGGGGTCAGCTCAGAAGGTACCTGAGAGCCTGTATCAGCGACGTTCTCTTCAACAGTACTAACGTCAGGGATAGGTGTAGAAGTCACCTCCTGCTGTACGAGAGGAGCTTCTAGCAACTGCTTCTTCAACTTATTACGTCTGTTATCCTTAACCCTAACACCTTCCTTTAAGAAAGTAGTCTCAGATTCCTTCTTCACTGCTTCTATATCGTCTGCAATGATAGCTTTACTCAACTTAGGCCAGCTGTACTTACCTTTCTTGTTTAGTAACCCACCGGTTTGGAAGCCTATGTCGATAAGAACGTTCTTATATTTATCATCTAACGCTGCAAACTGTGCACCTTTGTTGTTTTTATCCCACTGCTTAGCTACAAGAGCCTCTTTAGTAGTGAAATCTTTCTCGAACAAAGCTTCTACCTGTTCATCAGATAAACCGCCATCGGTATCGAAGTCGTGGATAGAACCATCCGGGAGAATTACGTAGTTCCCGGCTTCCTCTGCATCAGTAAGCTTATGTCCGTATCCTAAAGTCCTCGCACCTCCCTCAGGAGAGGTATGAGGTTTCCATTTATTGTTCCTTCGGCCAACAGCTTTAGGGTTTTCGACACTCTTTAACCAATCTCTAAGCTGTGTCATTAAATACCTCTGAATTTATTTTCAAATTAATGGAACGAAGTAGTAGTTCTATGTGTCTAATAAATTAGACTACTCACTAATTACTTCTCTAGAATAAGTTATCACTTAATCCACCAGAGGTAAGTACATTACCTAACTCAGCTTCTTTCTTTCTACGAAGTGTCTCGTCTAGTACAAGTTTCAACCTATCTCCTGTTATTCCAGCTTTCTCAGCTCTGCTGGTGATGTCTTTTATAACACCATCATCCAAAACTGTACCAGTTCCTACAGGCAACTGCTTCTCTTGTACTTTCAGCTCAGGAGTAGTGATGAAAGGTTGTGTAGTAGCAGCCAACTCGTCTTTAACCTGAGAGAAATCAACAACTATCTTCTCAGGAGCCAACTTCTGTGCCTGTGAGTACAGCTTCTTAGCACCTTCCTCATCTCCTGCTTGCAGTTTAGCTGATACTTGAGTAAGTACGCCAGCAACTCTACTGTCCTTAGCAGCTTCGATACCTTGCCTTAATCTATTAGTAATATCCTGAATATTTTTCTCTTTAGATGTACCTAGAGTAGAACCCCAACCTCTATCTAAAGCATTGTTGAAGATATTAACTCTCTCTTGCACATCAAAAGCACCTTGTGTAGCACTAGGTAGTCCTTCTCTAGTAAGAACTAAGTTACCTTTGCCATCAAAGGTGAACCCGTTGTTGTCAGGGTCTTGTGCTATCCACTGTGAAGCTGAGTTGATGTAAGAACCTCTGTCTTCAGCGTAAGCTCTCTTCAGTTCAGCCTTACCTGCTGCACCTGCCTCGATAACAGGAACTTTAGCAAGCATTGAGCTTGTCATAGCATCCCCATTCCCTCCTAAAGATTTGATAACACTCTCAGCTGCTTGACCATCTCTGTTACCGTTAGGTAATCTAGTGATCTCGTCTATTATCTCAGGCATCATCTGCTTTTGCATAGGTGTCAAAGGTATTCCTTTAGACATACTGTCCATCACTTTGAACTTAGCCTTAGTGTACGCTACTGTGTCTCCATTCATGAAGTCTAGCATCTCTTTAGACTTAGGGAACAGTTTAAGGCGCTGTGCAAACAGATCAGGTTTGTCGCTGTACTGTATAGACAAGTCCATCAATCTGTCTACAGCCCTATCACCTAGCTGATTCTTCAATACCCTGTACTGTCCGAACGCTTCAGCTCCATACAGGTCTTGGAATCTTTTAACACGCTCTAGTTTAGCTTGAGTAATATTATCTACACCTACTGTGTCTGCGTAGCTCTGCCAAGCATCATATATCTTATTACTTTCTTGTATAGCTTTGAGAGTTGCAGGAGCGGTAGCTTTGTTACCTGCTGCTGCACGTAGGTTATTAGCTGCTTGTATCTTAGCAGCCTCTATACCACCTGCAATAGCCACTGCATCTATAGGTTGGCCAGACTCGGTAGATATACGCACCTGTTCTTGGATACTATCAAGAACTCTAACACCTATGTTGCTTACCTGCTTACCTAAGTTCTCTTCAAGAGATATAGCACCTATGTTATAATCATCTTGTGCTGTCTGTGCTGCACGACTAGCTTCGATACCTTTAGATATCTTACCTAGTTCTTCTTCAACTGTAGTGCCTAAGACAGCAGCCTGAAACTCAGCCTCCTCTCTCTTCTTCTCAGCGAAAGTTTTAGCACCACCTGCTTTAGTAGGCTCCGTACCTAAGGCGTCAAGCACTGTCCTGACTTGCAAAGACCTTGGGTCAAAACCTACCACTCGGCTTGCAGCCTCTCTTATGCGTTCAGCAAACACAGGACGCTCTTGAATCTTCTTTGTTATCTGGTTAGCTGTGAATAGATTAGCTTGGTCTTGTGTGATCTTACCGTTACGCACACCTTTCTTAAGAAGTTCGAACTCCTCTTCACCTAAAGCTTCTCTGCCGGGATTCTCTAACGCAGCAATAGCTTCTTCTTTAAAAGGGCCAGCATTACGCTCCTCTTCGGCTTCTTGTAAAGAACCTAACGCTGTATCTAAATCCTTAACAGCAGCCATAGAGATGTCTTCAGCTTCTTTATTGACAGAGTCTTGTGTCAAAGATCTTATAGCATTCAGATCTTGTCCTACGCTACGTACAGCAGAGGAGAAGCTAGGTGTAGGTGCTGATACGATACTTTGATTACCGATACCACCACCTTGTACACCTTGTGTTTTTGTTGTAAGGTTTGCCATACTATTTTTCTTCCTGTTCTTCAGGTGGGTTAAGTATAAGTATCTTAGAACCTAATAAGGCCTTACCTGCACTCACACCATCAGCTGTTGAGTTAATCAACCTGTCTTTGTAACGAGATACTGCCATCTCTAGCTTGCTGTCTCTTAGTATTCTCTTCTGAACTGCCTCAGATATCTCTATGTTATCTAGAGGGTTCTCCATTATCTTCATTAAGAAGGACATCTCTCTATCAAACTCTTCTTGATACTCTTCCGAGATACCAGATGTCTCTGATCTAAGAGCATAGGTGTTCTGCATCTCAATCACCATGTCTCCTATCTTCTTCTTAACAGATTGGTAGTGACGTTCACGTTCTGTTAAGTCCCAACCTCTCTCTTCATCAGATAATCTGAAACCTATCAAAGCGCCTACTTCGTCAGATACGCTGAAGTCTTTGTTGACTATAGGGTCGCCATGCTTATCGTTGATCCGGTTCAAAGCGTGCATTACTACAGCCTTCTCACCGTTCCTCCAAGAAGAGATACCGCTCAATGCGCTAAGGGTAGGTATCTTAACTACATCTATAGGAGATGCTTCATGAACGCCTAGTGTTATAGGGCGCATCTGCTTAGTGAAGCTGTCCCATACACGTTGCCCTGTAGTCCCTGTCGCTCCAAGCATAGCTGTTGCTAGTGTAGCCTCTGAACTTAGTATACGTTCCACTAGATCAGATGCACCTCTAAGCAATGAGCCTCGCTCAGACACCTCTATATCAGCACCTAGCATCCAGTGCGATGTCACTCCCCAGAATCCGTCGTTAATAGCCTTGACTAGACTAGGGTTATTATCTACATCTTCCTGAGTAAGACCTCCTGCCTCCATAGCCCACATGATAGGCAGACTTATAAGAGGGATACCCGCAGTTCCGTACAGAGCAAGCTGCCCTGTCATCATTCTACTTATCTCACTAGGACTGAAGTTTCCGTTAATACCTGTCATAGTCTCCATAGACTTGGTAGTAACCTGTAAGAACTGTGTAGGAAGAGAGAAGATACCTTTCTGCCACTGTGCTCTATTAGCTTTACCCATGTTAAGGAGGATGTTATTAGTATCATCGAACACTTCTTTAAGAGCATCGTCTGACAAACCCTTAACACTATCAAGATTCTTAGTATCCTTGTATCTTTCAAGAGCCGTAAGGAAAGCAGTGCGTCTGTTAGTTAACTCGCCATTACGATAGAAGAACAAACCTCTATCAGCTACTCTACGTAAAGCTTCAGCTGTTATACCGTGCCCCTTAGTAGCAGCTGCATGGTCAGCAGTCTGTAGTACAGTGTCACCTAGACCAGTCTTCTTCCATAAACCATGTATCGCTTCTAACTCCTCTGGTGTCTCTGCTGAGGCTTTCGCTGCAAGCTTGAACCTTACACTACCTGCATCAATAGCACCCTCTCCTAAGCCTGTGAGGGCCGTAGCATTGCGTGTTACCTTACCTGCATACTTACCTGCTGCAAGAGATAGCGATACCGCAGTACCCTGCGCCTGTATCCACAAGTGAGCAGGGTTGTAGTAGCCTAGCAAAGAGTGAAAAGCAACACCTCTAGCAGCAGCAATAGGATCTTTAGACTTAGCTGTGCCTATAACACCTAGCAAATTCTTTCCTGCACCTTTATCAGCTGCCCAATTAAGGGTACGCTGCATAGCTCCTTGCCAAATCTGCTCCTCTCTAGAAGGGAAACCTTGCCAATCTCTTATCTGCTTCTCCATCTTAGAGAAGAAAGCTCCTGCTTCTGAACCACGTACTGTGTCAGGTAGTCCGCCGAAGCTTTCTACTCTACCAGAAGCTCCTATGCTCTTTAGATATTGGTTAACAGAGTTAATCCACTTCTGTTCCATACCTAAACGCCACTCATTTATCGAGGTAGCTCTAGAAACTGTAGCAATATTCCTTGTCAGGGACTCAAAAGCATTAACACGTACTGCTTTATCTCCATCTAGGCCAAACAGTATATCGTCTTGCGCTCTGGCACCGGTATATAGACCGCCTGAGCCGTGAGAGAAGTCTCCAATAGCTGAAGATATTGTCTCTTCTTCTCTATCAGACAGAGAAACAAACTTACGATCAGCTTCTTCCGCTGTACCTAAACCTTTCTCTTGGTATTCACGCACCTTCTGCTCTCTAAACTTATCAGCTTCAGCCTTATTGCTGAAGAATCTAAGTGTTTCTTTACGAGAAGAGACAACACCGTCTATTGTGTCAGGGAATATTTCTTTAACAAAGTAAGCTGCTTCGTCTGTGCTTCTAGGAACATACCCTACCTTCCGGTTAAGCACAGTAGTAGGAAGCTCCCCTACACTATTCTTATTAACCAAAGCAAACTTAGCTTTACCTACACCGTCTATTCCTGTTTCATAAGGCGTATCTAAATGTACCAGAACTTTCTCTTGATCGTAAGCATCGTCAAGCCAACCTTGTCTTCCTGAAGAGGGTATAGCTTTACCAGCCTCAGCATCATATACGTAGCGTACCTCTGCTTTACGTAGGGATTCTAACCCTCCCGTAGCTGTCTCAAGAACTTTACCATAAGTAGACTCAGCATCGTTGATCCTAATACCTTTGTACTTAAGAGCAAGCATCTCTTCTCGCTTAGTATTGTTAGCAATATTGAACAGGTTATTAAATACTCTGTTCATGCGAAAGTACGTCTGCATTTCTGCTTCGTCTAGGCCGTACACACTGTGCAGTTCATCAGTGTTGAACACCTTTCCTCTAGAACCGTCTACGTTCTTATACTCATCTCCTTCCCTTAAAGCTTTATCTATCTTAGCAATACGCTTCTTAGTGTTAGGCTTAAGCACAGAACCTAAAGGCTTAAGAGCCTCTACCATAGTGTCTGTTAGCTGCTTGTTAACCTTAGAGTCTAAGTAATCTAGCCTCTGTGCTTGGTCTACAGAACGTCTAGTACTTCCTTTAGCCCATACAGTAGGACTAGCTATCAACTCAGACCCTATAGAGATGTCTGTTTGTTTCCAAGTACCAACAGCATCAAGGTCTAAGTTAAGTGTGTACGTTTCAGGGAGCAGGTTTCCGTCTTCATCTCTAGCTTTGTAAGAGAATGTTGTGAAGTTATCACCTGACTCTATGATCTCTATCTCTTCATGCCCCGCCTTACGGAATCTAGCAGCAGCCTTCTCTTCTGCTATAACACGATCAGCTGTGTCAACTATGCCTTCCTTAAGAAAGCCATTACCTTGTATGATGTTACCAGCTGTAGTATCAGCTTCTTTAAAGAACTCGTCTAACTCTCTTATAGACGCATCTGAGAAGTGATCGCTTCGTGCGATATCATTAACATCTAGGTCGAACGGTAGCACAGAGGATGTAGCTGTCTGTGTCGTAGTTCCTAAAGTCTCTGCTGTCTCAGGGTTAGTCATAGCATTGATGTTAGCTTTAACTGCCAGAGGTTTATCTCCTGCATCAGTCAAAGTTTTAACCATAGTCCTGCTATCTAAGAAACCCTTAGCGACAGCGGCAACACCTACGATATCTACAGCATCCAAAGCTCTCCACCAAGCATTAAACTCTCCGAGATCATCTTCACCTCCGGGAGTTATGAACTTGGACAAAGTAGTAACACCGTTCCACTCCCCTAGATGATCAATCAACTCTTCTTTAAGAGCAGGAAAAAGTCTTAGCTGTTCTTCTACAGGAAGATTCTTGTATCTTACTATCGCAGTCTCCATAACATCTTGACCGCCTAAGATATCTCCAGTAAGTAGCCCTTGAGTGACAGAATCTACAAAAGGCAGAACACTCCCGCCAAAACCAGCAGCAACATCCCAACCAGATACGTCAGCCTGTGCTTCCATAAGCATACGCTGTAGTTTCATACGCCCTGTATTCTTCTCTAGGTTAGCAAGACCTTCAGGAGTAGTAGTAATAGACTCTATGAACTGTTTATCAGGGTTAGTAGCATCTGCTATAGCCTGTTGTCGGGCCGTAGAGGTAGCTAGGAGGTTAGTTTCTACTGGGTTGTCACCAACAGTAGGGTTAACTACAAACTCCTCTGTAATCGCCTGAGAATCAGCCTGAGCCTTCTGCATAGATAAGACTTCTACCGCTTTCTTAGGTTCTAGTATCTGTTTGTACTTCCCTACATTCTCACCTATGTCTGTTCCGTTAAGGTAAGTATCTATCCCAGCTGCCTGCGCTGCAAACAAGTTGTCTAGTTCTTTAGACTTAGCCTCAGGTTGAGGAACTTCAGGCAAAGCTCTATCTTCTATCCGGCTTTCCTGAAGAACATCAGGTAGTACTGTATCTTGTGTAAACTCTGCCATAATTTATTTCCTAACGAAAGACTTGTTGACCTGCTGCTGCTGTACTTAACACTGCACTTGGTAGTTGTGCCAGATCTGCACGCTCCTGCCCTTTCCTCAAAGCATTCTGTGCTTGCTGTTGCAAGTTAAATGTCTGTTGTCCTGAAGCAAAAGATCTGTTTAGATTAGCTGTATTAGTTCCAGCACTTGAAGCCAGAGAAGCGTTAGCTCCTGCTATAGGGCTAGATGTAGGAGTAAGCCCCTCAGATACACCAGCGGATATATTCCTAGCCTCTGCTATCCTACGTTGAGCTATGATTCTCCTACGATTCTGCGATGCCGCTACTGAAGCCTGAGCTTTGCTTACAGCATTCGCTTCTCGCTGCTTACGCTCAGACTTCTTACCTGCTCTGCGCTGTTCGTTAACACCAACACCTGTAGCGACAACAGAAGCGGTTGTTGCACCGATTGCAGCTATCTGCGCGGCTGTTAATGCACCTACTGTTGCCATTATTTATCCCCTAAATTTTTGCCGAACACAACATCTGTTTGCTCGTACCCTAATCTATCCATTAAAGGTTTAGCTATACTTTCTTTTCTAAAGCTAAGACTAAGCCAAAATACTCCAGCACCTCTAAGCGCTTCTTCCGCAGCTGCTAATAAACCTCCACCTATACCTGAGTTACGTACTTCAGGTTCTATGTATATTGCATCAGAGGTTGCCTGAACCTTATCCTTAACATGAGGGTGTGTTGACAGACATAGGCTAAGATATCCTACAAGAATTTCATTATCTCTAGCTGTGATAAGGATAGCAGACCCTCTATCTTCTAATTCGGAGTACATATCCCAATCTATGTTTATAGATGTGTGCTTATTCCTAGCATCCCCTTCTAAGAAGTTAGCCTCTCCTAAGGGGGAGACCTCTTCACGTACGTCAGAATACTTCTCTACTTGGTAAGTTATATTCATATCATATCCCCGACTGTGAACAGTACGCCGTACCCTAACAGCCTTAAGTCTTTCTCTTCTTCAGAAGTTATTGAGAAACCTATAGATGTACCTCTTCCTCGCAACCTGTTCTTACTAGTAGCAACAGCTCTATCGTAGTTGAAGGCATCGCCTGTACCTGAAGGAGTATAATTCTTAAGAAGACGGTATGCTTGGAACTGATTAGAGAAAGGTTTGTCACCCCAATCCCACTTATAACTTACTAGACAACTGGATTGATTCTTTAGCTGTAGCTCTAGTCCGTCTATATCATCAGGGTTAAGTTCGAAGCCATCTTCTGTTCTTTCTAGATGGAAGATACATACAGGAGCTTTCTTAGTCTTACGCATTATATCACCAAGAGAATCAAACCCTGTGTTAACAGTACTGACAAAAGCTGTATCGAAGTCTTTGAACTTAGTATCTCGGTAGTCAGCGAAACGATAGGTTTTGTTACCTACTCCGTTATCTTCAATCACCAAGAACTTGACAGAACTTCTATCAGGTATTATTCTTTCGATAGTCTGACAAACCTCAACACCGTTAGCCACTACAGTGCCACTAGCTCCTGCAACAACAGTGTCTACTTGAACAAGTACTGTGTTTATATCAAGACCTACCGCAGATCTGGGTATCGCAGCTGAGGTTGCAGATAGTGTGTACCTTCCGTAAGCTCCTAATGAAATGTCTAAGTACAAAGCTTCATCTATAATAGGCACAGGTTCCGAACTTATGTCTACTGTAGATGGGTAGTACCAAAACACTCTGTCTTGTCCAGCATCATACACAGAGAATACGAAACTCTTCTGCGCTGTTGACAGGCTTTGATAGAAAGTCTTAACTTTATCAGATGATACATCTTTAACAGCAAGATACCCTACTTCATTTTCTGACATAATATAGATAGCTGTAGTACCTAGATAGAAGATACTGTCTTTAGCCTCTACAATAGAAGCTGCGCTAACAGCAGCCTTGTCTGTTATCTTCTTAACAGAGAAACTGTCTGCTGTGAATGACGCATTGTCTCCAGCACCGCTGATTGCCCAAGCTCCTTCAGAAGTTATTAGAACTAGGCTTGAGCTGAACTGACGCATTGCGTAGACTTTGCCCATCTCATCTATAGACAAGACACCTCCATCTGTAGCAACTAACTCGTTAACAACTTCAGCAGTAGGGTCAGCATCTTGCATACATAGCCCAGCGTTAGATAGATCGTTACCTATCACTTGACTGAAGTATACTTCAGATGAGAAACCTTTACCCTGTGTGCCAGCGTACCAAACTCTTCCTGCGTAGAAAGCAACTGCCTCAGGTCTGAACTTAGTAGAAGTAGTTTCCCATATGTTTATATTGTTGCTACCTTTACCTTCTCTTCTTCTACTGAAAGCTGTTAGGATGCTATGACCTCTGGCAGTCTTTGTGTTACCATCATATCCGGGATCAAGCTGTTCTATATCATAAGCTCTTTGCTTAAGAGTAGTATTTCCTGCACCTTGTTGGTACGTATGAAAAAGATTAGCAGTTGTAGGATAGTATCCGTGTCTATTGAAAGTTTCTAGTAATGGGAAACCTGAGAACACATCGCCACCTGCATTATCAAACAGAGCTATGTATGTAGTGTCTTCACCAACACCGGTGAATGGACGTTTATCTCGTATATCAGGCCACCCTTGGTTGTACATGTTGTACTGGTGGTACGCTGACATAGTAGATTGTCTTACCTCTCCTGCAAGAGATGTGCCATCTAGTTCAAATTCTCCTTCTTTCCATATCTCGAAGTCTCTGATCTTCATGTCTATAGGGACACGTACGACAGAACTGCCAGATACTTGTAAGTAAGAAGGTGTGATGTATCTACCTGCTATGAACAGAACCCCAGCACCAGAAGCGGCTGAGATATCTGATACGTATACATCGTCAGATGAGTTTCCAGATACAGGAGTGAGTGTTATAGAAGGGTATGCTACCGCTTGGTCTGTTATACCGTCTGTAAGTGCTGAGTAGAAATCTAACCTAGCCCCTGTTTGAATAACTATAAGTTCTTCTGAAGACACTCCGTTAACATTGTTCCATTTAAAAGTGTTTACAGCAGGGATAAGGTTCGGTCTATCAGCCTCCAAAGTCTTAGAAGCTGAAGCTTCAAACCCCATACCTAAGCGTCTTTGGATACTACCGTTCTCTTTAAGATCGAAGTTACTTAGCTCGGAAGCTGCATTCTCAGGGTACGATAACAAGTTCCCTTCTGTAAGATAGCCTCCAGAGAAGTCAGCATATATTTTTTCTTGTGCAGCTCTAGCCATGATTAAGAAACTCCGTTACCTTTCCTACCATATAAGTTTTTCTTCAGGTCTTGGTCTACTCTGAAAGCTTTACGACGCATCCTGCTGATACCTAGACGTCTTCGTCGCTCATCTTCTAAAGACTGTGCACCGTTTAGGTATACAGAGCAAGCAGCTGTTAACTCAGATAAGAATAAAGGGTATGTTACATTATCTAGAGGGATTACAAAGTCATCATCATGTTCCCATACAGGAACAAAAGAACCTCTAGCTATTGTTTTAGAACCTTGTACAGTTGTTTCTACTGTACTTATCCAAGAATCCATTACAAGCATTTCATTATCAAAGGTAGTGAAATACGTAGGAGCTTGGTTGTTTAATAAGTAAATAGGAATATCTTTATAAGTTGCTGCCACTACTTCGTCAGCACTTGTATTCCTTGAGTGTACTAGTTCTAGAAAATCTTCTACATCTAGTTTCTCTAAAGTCTTGATGACACTATCGTCATCCTCTGGAGTTGTTACATCATACCTAAGAGAGCTTATACTAAGAACCTTAGTAGGAAGTCTTAACGCTGTAGGCAGATTGGTGTCAGACACCGACTCCACTTCTAAGAGGTCATGTCGTTCTGGCCATTCGTTTCTACTTAACAAGTCAAAGAATGTATCCTCAGCTTCTCTAGCTACTAATACCGCATCTTGTGAGTCATTGATAGAATCAATAACATCCAAGTCTAATTTTTCAAGGACACGTTGAACTGTGTAATTAAGAGTCCTAGCCATACTATACCTCACAAAGTAAAAAGGGAGAGACTAAGCTCTCCCTCTTATTTTCTTACTTATACGTCATCGTTGTTGTTGATGATGTACTCTACAACTAGCTGACCACGACCAGTAGTAGGAGCTGTAGTAGTCTCCTCGACTGTGATGTATAGATCAACCAATGCTTTAGTTTCTATCTGTGCACCAGCACCGACAGCAACAGCATCTAAAGCGTGTGCTGCTGAAGCGATAAGACCATCCTTATCAACAGCTGCACCAGCAACATCCTTAGTACCAACTTCAACCGCTTGATCGAAAGCTTCGTTCACTGTAAGAACTGCGCTTAAGATAGCTGCTTCTGCTGGGATCTGCATGTTGTGAGAAGTAGGAACAACTCCACCCTTCTCAAGATCTGCTGCATTCACATCAACTTTAATCTGCTTGATAAGACCTTTGGTATGTACTTCACCAGCGTCACCGTTAATAGTGTCGCGAGTTCCGAAACCTACACGAAGGCCATCTTCATTTACCCATGTGTTTTGACGAGCCATTATATAAATCTCCTATTAGATAGCTACGCTTGAAAGACAAGTAACCATAGACTCTGGACGGATCAAACCAAGACCGAAAGAGCTAGTTAACTGATGGTACTCAGTCTCGATATCTTCATCTCTCCAAGACTTAAGCTGAGGAGTACGACCCATTGCACCGATGAAAGGTTTAACATCATTGTCTGCAACAGACATGAAGATGTTAGAGATCATACCAGCAGTAGAACCTACCGCAGTTCCGTCACGAGTTGTAAGAGCTGCTTCGTCTGCTGCGTTAGTAGACAAGTAGTCAGATACAAATACGTCGAAGCCGTAGATGTTACGGATGAAGCGTAGACCAGTTCCGTCTAGAAGACCAGAAGTTACAACACCTTCCCACATTGGGTTGTTGCTGATGTCTACGATGTTAGAGGTTAAGTTCAAGTTGAACTCAGTCTCAGGTGAAACAACTGCAACCAAACCAGACATAGGTACAGCAGCTTTCTTAAGTGCGTACTTAGCGTAAGCGAAATCTTCGATTACTAGGCTGTTAGTTGGGAATGCAGAACCGTCACCACCACCAACGAAACGGTGCTTAGCGTTGTTGATAACGTTATCGTTGTTAAGAGTATGAGCATTAGCAAGCTCAAGGATCTTAGTTTCCATATACTCATCAAGAGCACGCTTCATCTTAACAGGAGTACGTGAAAGTACTTCGTTAGCTTGGAAGCTAGTCTCGAAGAAGTGATCAGTGAAAGGGACTTTAACACCTTTGAATTCGTCGATGTTAAACTTGAACTGACCTGTGTCCATACGACGATCAGGAAGAGACTTAGACTCGAGCCAATCATCCAACTCTAGCTCACCGATAGAGTTAACTTTCAACTCAGTACGGATACTGTCACCGGGAATATCGTTAATCCAGTTTACCCATGAGTTAGCCATCAACTCATCTTGTAGCATTTCTTTAATCTGCGCTGAGAAAATCTCATTACGCTTTAAGTGGGTAGCTCCCCACGTAGAATCAATACCAGCCATTGTGGTTATCCTTAATCAAATAGTTTACGAAATTCTTTCTGCGTTTCTGGTTTCCAATACAACGAAGCATTCTCTCTTCGCATCTTGGCAAACTCAGCAAGCTTACGCTCTCTTGCAGAAGAACCATCATCATCATTATTAAAGCCGATGTTGCTGCTGCGCGATGGAGATGTTGAAGGAGATGTTATACCTTTCAAACCTGCCATTGTGTATACAGCATTGGGAGACTTCTTAGCTAGGTCAACGATATCATCAAAAGATAATCCATTGTTCTTAGCAATTTGCGCCACCTTACCGTCTACTGCGTCAGCACCAAACTGTTTAGTAAGCTCAGCGGATACAGCGTTGAAGTTTTCTTCAGCTGTTGCCTCACGCTTCTTTTCATCAAGAGCTTCTAAAGTTTTATTAATCAAGGCGTTTTCGTCAAGGGCTGTATCTTGAGTACTACCGTTTTGATTCGCTTGCATCCTTTCGAGAGCTTCTTCTATCTTAGCCATCTTCTCAAGCTTCTCTTGGGTCTCGGCCATCTGTTCCCTTAGCTTGAGGTTCTCGCTTTCAACTGTAGATATGTGAGTATCTTTATCCGAGATACGCTTTTCCATACCAGCAATTTGTGATTGAAGATTATTCTCGCCACCTGTGTTAGTCTGTCCAGCCGTGTCAGCTGCTACAGCATTCCCAAAGGTGTTGTTCCCTGCATCAACGTTGTCAGTTGAAGTATTAAATGTATCAGTCATAGTAATCTCTGTCTTAATATTAAGCACCAATTAGTTCAAGAGCTTTGCGTAGCCCTCGTCTGTATCCCCTATTGTCTGCTTGGTACAACATCCAATTAGGGTTATCGTATTTCAGTTCATGCTCGGACTGTAGAACTTTCGTCTCAATCTCTTTATCGAGTATGTCTGCTACACGATTGATAAATCTTCGAGCAGCTGTGAAGCTTTCTTCCAACTGCTCTAATTCTTCTTTAGATAAGTTCCGCTTGGTCTGGGCTACCAGCTTCAGCGTTCGCTTGGTCTTCAAGTATCTGCTCCTCGTCTGCACCTGTAGGATCTATCATCTGTCTCTCTTGAAGCATGTCTTGTGCAGTCGACTCAAGACTAGCAGCTTCTAACCTCTCAGGTATTCTTCCGTACTTCTGGTACAAGTCTTCAAAGTCTAGAAGCTCAGACCACATTACTGCCATCTTCTCTGATGGGAAGTGTTGAAGTACTTCTGGATCTGCGAGACCTGTTTGATAGAACAAGGCAAGCTGCTGTTGCAGTCTCTGTTTACGTGCGTACTCTCTTGCACCTACAGGAATAACCTTACCGTTGCTTGTCAAGTCTTCTCTTGTTATCTTAATAAACTGTTCAATACCGAAGTCGTCATCAATAACAGATATAACATCAGATGTATTCAAGTTAACTCTTGCTAGCTCAAGCTCAGCATTAACCATATCTTCTAAGAACGCTGAGAAGATATTAGTCTGGTACTCAAACACTCTACTAGCTGCGTTAGTTAGTCCGTTGAACTCAGAGGCAGTCTTCTCTCCCGGAGTTCTGATACCTACCGCTTCGCTAGGAGCACCTGCATATTCTTCCATATCTCTTTCGATCTGTTGTATCTGGAAGTCTGCATTAAGCACTGTAGTGTCAGGCGCTAGAGGACGAACATCTCCGTTCTCAGGTACATAGTAGTAAGTAGCTGCACCAACCTTCTCTATCTCAACATCACCGCTGAACACCATATCAGGATCTAGCATCTGATCGAAGGCATCTGCCTTAGCATTCTCTAGGTGGTTGATTCTGTACTGTAGCCCTACTAGATTATCTAGTGGGCCAAAGCCCCATAGGTTATCAGGACGTTGCTTCCACGTAGAGTGGTAGATGTGAGGAGTACCGCTGTAAGTAGCCATAGGCGTCTTACGTAGGATGTACTTACCATCAGCCACAGTTATAAGATGGTTCTTCAAGAAGGTGTCTGTCTCTTTATCATATATGTCTCCGTAGAACTCATACATGATAACATGACCAGACTGGTAGTATTCGCTTGAACTTCCGTACCCATCAGCAACAAAGCTGTTCTCTTTCTCACCGTCATACTCAGCTGAGTTAATGGCTATGCGCTCATCCTTCATCAACTGAATAACTTCAGGAGAGTATCCTAGATCGCTGCGCTCTAAAGCTTCTCGCTCCAGTTCTCCTAAAGACTTGTTGATACGAACAATCTTAGGTGTGTGTGCAAAGTCTACTGCCTTAGGATTCATTACGATATCGTAAGGAGAGATCCTGTAAGGGCGTGGCCCTATGTACGCTGGGAGTTCTTCTCCTGTCACAGGGTCTAAAGATATCTCAGTGACGTACTCAATACCTGCGAAACAGTTACCGTATAACAACCAATCGTTTATAAGATCACGAACAACCTTACGAAAGTTTGACATCCTATGCTTAGTGTTCAGGTATGAGAGAGCTGCTTGTCGTTTCTCTTTAGAGTCGGAAGCCTCATCATAACCGTAGAACTCTAACCAATCTCTATGCGGGAACAAAGAGAAGTCAGTGTTAACAGATAGGTTGTTGTATATGTTATACAGCTTAGGTCTGTTAGTTGTATTGCTCCAAGGGTTCTGAGCATTAGTTGTATCTCTAGTAGAAGTAGCGAATGTGTACTTCTTAGTCTCAGTCCATCTAGCCTCTGCTAAATGTCTAGCACCTTTCCACTGATCCCACAGCCTAGTAATCTCTCCAGCTAAAGAGCTTTCTGATCCTAGTGCGTTAGCGAAGTCAGCTGTATTAGCTCCAGTTGTAGCCACGTACTATCTCCTATTCCTGCCACCGAAACGTGCATCTGTTATAATCTTTCGTTCAGTGTCTAAGTATTTTTTAGTTTTCATAGGAGGCTTAGCATCTTCTAGAGCCATCCCTAAAGCATCCACCAAGTCATCGTGAGGCGGTCTTTCTAATACAAGTTCTTCTTCTAGCACTGAGAACAAACCATCTCTTCTGTGGAAGATAGATTGCAGTTCGTACTTAGGGTTTACTATAGCATACTGTCGCATGACTTTAGACTTAGTACCGAAACCTGCGTTAGCTTTCTTATCTACTGATAGAGTACCGCCTGCTTGTCTAGCTAGCCTCTCAACTTCTTGAGCAACTAGCTTACCACCAGCGTTAGTCTCTATCTTAACTTTCCTAAACCCCCACTTACTAGACAACGATATGATGTTATCGTAGTACACTTGGAAGCTGGAAGTTTTGAATCTTGCTAAGTCCAGTACGTAATAGTAACCTTCATCGTCTACACCTACTACAGCTATGGCAGTGTAATCAGCCTTCTTAGCTTTCATGTCCGAAGCGTCAGTCCAAGCTACATCCATCGCAGCGTAGACGTTTAGTCTCTTGCCTTTGAATGTAACATAACCGTTAGTATTCCCAATATACTTAGGATCATAATACTGGAATAAGCTGCGATCAAACACATTAGTAGATTGATCATTAGGATCATTATAGTACTGAGCATAGAACTGTCCTTGCTCTCCTTTAGAGAAGTAGTCAGTCTTTATTATCTCAAGCTGTTGAATATCAAAGCCGTACCATGCACCCTCTTCATCTGCGTCGCTTATAGCCAGTGCAGTAGATCGTGTACGAGGCCATAAGAAGTTTCCTGTACCATCACCCTCATCTTCTACAACCTCCTCCATGATATCCCATAGAGGTTCTTCTGAAACAAACTCTTTCTCTATCTCATCCCACACTCTGTACTTAGCTTCTTGCATATCGAAGTAAGCATCTTGTGGGTGATACCTAGTACCTACAGCTTTAATGCAACCGCCGGGATTAAGTATAGAAGTACACTGAGATAACGCTCTCTTAACATCTTGCCTACCGGTTTCTGTGTAAGCATTGTTAGGCACAACGACATCATCGAATACTATTATGTCAGCGTGTAGCCCTGTGAAGTTAGACTTGATCGTCTTCCCTAGCAAGGTGCTGTCCCTTATCCCCCTCTCCTTACGAGCTGGGTGGTCTACTATGATTTCGTATGCTGACCATCTCTCTCTTCTACCTTCATCAGGACAGGTCATCTCAGGCCAGTACCTTCTGTATATGTCAGAAGAGATCATGTTCTGTATAGCGTATATCTGCCCTTTAGTGAGATCGTCACCTGCTGATAGGTATACAATAGAGATCCAAGGAAACTTAGTTATCTGCCACGCTGCCCATGTAGCTATACAGTGAGACTTAAGATGACCTCGCGGTAGTAGTAGTAGCTGTCTCAAGCCTGCTATAGGGTCTGAGAACCATCTAAAAACCTTCTCATGGATGTCACCATAGCAGTAGTTATGATTAACTAGCTGTGCGAAAGTCCATAGATCTGCTTCAGCTGCTTTACGTATGTCTTCTTTTGTCAGTCTTGTTGAAGACATGTTATCACCTTATCTTAATTACGTTAAGCCGTTTGATATCATCTTCGAAAGCTGCATCCTCTTCTACTTTAGAAGCAGCAGCCATTGCTATATCAGCATCCTTAGGTCTGCCTTTAGCAGGCATACGCTCGGCTTTAAGTAGAGCCGCCAGTTGACTGGCGGCAGAAGCATTGCCTTCTTTTGCTTTAGTCAGTAAGGTTTTCTTAGCGATAGAACAGTCTCTCTTGAACATATCTTCAGCCCAAGAGTTGTAACCTCTGTGAGCTGGGTGTGCTTTCCAACCTTCAGCAAACCACTTAACCTTTTTTAACTTAGCCCAATGCGTAGAAGATCCTAGCAGTGTCATACCTGCATCATAGTCATCTACACATTCCATATAAGCTTTATAGAATGATGGGTATGTCTTTCCGTTAATTGTTCTAGCGTATTCGCAAAGAGTCCAGATAGGTTCAATACCTTTATCTGTATGTCGTTTAGTAGTACGTTCATAGAACAGAGAGTCTGTCCTCATCACACCTCTACTGTCAACAAAGATTTCTTTCAAAATATTTCTCCATCAGAAAACCAGAGCATATAACAGCTAAAGGCATTTATTATAAACATCTGATCACCATGTCCTATCTAGTTTTACGCCATAGACCGCCGTATGCTATTAACGTATGTGCAGGTGTTGACGCGTCGAACGTTATATCCGCAGCTATAGTTGGTATAGTGCTTGGTATTAATATGTCCTGTCGTCCGATATTCCAACCAGTCACAGTAATGGTCTGCCCGTCCACATAAGGTGTAGGAAAATCACCCATGGTTACAGTTCCAGCCCCCACAGGAGCAACTAGTCGCAAGAAGTTTCCCCTGTTCTGAATGTGAGCTGCTGTGATCACGAACGCTGCAGAAACCACAATTGATGAAGCTATATCACGGCTGGATTGAACTACGTTACCCGTCACCAGAACTGTGGTTTTGTAAACCTGTTTCAAGGTTCCGGTATACTTAATTTTATTACCAACGTTCAAATGTTTAGGATCATCTGAGCCAGTAGTTTCTAAATGTATCAGTTCTGTTCCTAGAACATCACCTACCGATATATCATCTACGCTTATCTTCCATGAGCCTTGAGCAAATATTACCTGCCTGATATCTCCGCACGACACTCCCTCAAACTTAGTAACAGAGTCCCCAATGACAGCGCTATCGCTGTCTCCGTTAGAGAAAAAACCTCTGCCGATTCTGTCAGCGCTTATGTTCTTACAAGTAAACGGGCCTATAGCAATACCGTCAACCCTTACAAGAATGGATGTCGCCGCTGCACTAAGAGCTGTGCCATTGATGTGGTTAACATTAACATTATCAACATGGACATTATCTAAGTTATTTCTGAGATATACTCCTCGCGTACCCGGAGCATCCGGCGCAACAGCTACATCAACAGTAGAGAAAACATTCTTTATTGTTACGTTTCTCAGTGGATGGTTTTTCTTTTTAGCGTTAGACGCTCCAGGCCCAAAACCTTGATCGCTTGTACTGACTGGATACTGTGCTGTTTTTACTCTAACATTATTAATAGTACCGAACCCGGCAAACCCGTTATGCGCGATGGCAACAGGTGCTGACTGATCGTTAGTTTCTTCTATGTTTTTGTAATCGAAACCGTAAACACTATCGGCGTCCAGTATGTGCCTTGTTCCATGCCCCACTACATTTTGTACATTTGCTATAGTAACGTTAAACAGAGCTACTCCGTAGCCCTGACCACTTCCTACGGCATTTGGTTTATGTACAGTTGTGTTTTCTACTGATATGTTATAGCAGTTTCTAACACTAATAGCTTCACCTGTTGTGTTTTTAGCAGTTGTGTCAGCGATAACAAGATCTTCAACCCCTAACGCTAAGAACCCTTGAGCGTTATGAGAACTCGTAGGCTCGATATCTATTCCGGTTACAGATACGTTTTTAGGTTGATATGCAGAGTGGCTAAAAGTAATCGAGCTTGTACCTTTGTGCGCATGGATAATGCCCTCAACTAAAATCTGATCACCTGTGATGGATTTTATCTTAACCATTTCTTGATTAACATTACCGCCAGTTGGTCTAACTGAACCGTCGTATAAGTAGCCTATGTCTCCTACGCTGAACAACCCGCTTGCACCAACAACTGTAAACAGCGTATCCAAATAAACCAGTGTTGTCTCTGTTACTGGGTAAGATGTAAAGTCTGCGAAGTCTGGTCCAATCTTTAATACAGGATCAACGTCAGTGCTATTTATAAGCTTGGCCCCCTTATCAAATTCAAAGCTGACAGCCTTCTTCGTGCTGAAATTACCTTTGTACGTCCCTTTAGGGAATACAATCTTATCTCCGTCCACTAGGCTAGGCTCAATAAGATTCCATGCAGTGGTGTCGTCAACCACCCCATCGCCCTCTAGGCCTCCCTTCCTTACACTTATTGGGCCTGAAACAGTTTGTTTAAATTGCAATCCACTTGCTGTAAGGTTTATATAGTTTAGCCCATCTTCTGTACCAGTCCCGCCCGGCACAATACTGCCGAACAGTGCGCCTGAATTATTGGTAGCGGTATAAGATTCGATTGTTATGAAGTCGCCTACTTTTACAGTTACATCGGCTTTCAGTTCTTCGACTGTTGTGAAATTTATATTTGTATAGTCAGGTAGTTTATCTACGGTAAGCCCTTGTACTACATAGAACCTAGCGTCATCGTCTCCGACGAAGATACCTGAAGTTGAGAAAGGCAGGGCACTTGTCAACGGTGCGTAGACATTCCCAGAAACTTCTACAGTCTTACTGTTGTCAGCCGTAGTAAAAGCTATCCCAGCTGCATAGGGTAGCGGTGGTGCGAATCCTATAAATAAAGATTTAGATATTACTAAATCTTCTACTTGTCTTTTATTAGTAGCTTGAAAGTCAGATGTTGCTTCCCTTACATTGTTTATGTAATTTAAACCCATATCTAGATCAACAGCCATTGCATTGTTTACGTTAGACGTTCTGTCTAACGCCTTATCTAGAGCTTCTTCAATCAGGGTATTATTAGCAGTATGGGTAGTCGCTGATAAGAACCCTGATTGTATATCTTTTAATGTGACTTGTACGCCCATGATTCTTCCTTTACTTAATAAGTTTTGATATTGTTACAGAGAAAGAAGGCGCTGCTACCCAGCCATTAGAGGATTCCTGTCTAAACAGACCGCCTGAGTTGTTACCAGCTGAATCTCTTATGACTTCAAAGGCCGCTGTTGTCGAAGCTGGAACTGTTAGCCATGTTTCGAAAGAGAACGGAAGGAGTACATCAGAATCGTCTAGTCTTGACGCTAGAGAATTTCCCTGCTGCACTCCATTAATAAGCTCTCTTGTCATTAAGTAAGAGACACCTGCTCCTCCAGTCCTTCCAAAGTGCGCTGTGACATCTAGTCGGTAAGTGCCTGCTTCATTAAAAGTGATCAGGCCATTAACATCTATCATGACAGGATCAGCTCCAGTATTCTGTGCTGGCCCTATTTCTACCTGTAGAGGTGTATCTAAAGCTGAAGGTTCTTGAGAAGAAGCTACGCTAGTCGCTACCATTATAGGTTGTGTTATGATATCAGCTGGGTCGAACAGAGAGACAGGTGTAGTCCACGCCCCTGAACCTAATCCATCTGCTTCATAGACTTGTCCTGACGCTGCTACCGAAATACCTTTAGGCTCATGCAGCTCAGGGTCAGTCATTACTGAATGTTCTATTGTCATTTCTTAATTACCTCTATCGCCCGGCCAGTGTCCTACGAAACCTACAGCTTCTTGTGCGGCTTTAAGCAATACGTTAAATTGATTTGAGTTGCTGCTTGTAACAGACTTGTAGTATGCAACAGCTGCTTGGTTAAACTGTCTGCTATTAGTTCCAGTCTGTGCTACAAAGAAGTTGATCGCATCTGTATTGCTATAACCTTCTGACACAGAGATAATAGAAGTATCTTTAATAGTGAGCGCTATGCAAGACCACTGCCCTGTAGCTGGAGAAAAGAATGCTACATCTATAACTTCTGTTTGATCAACCATACCTGTTGTAAAAGTGCCATCAGCAGCCCATGTTATCGTCATACCATTAGCAGTCTTGGGTACATACGCCTGCATATCGTCTTCAACAATAATTATATTTGTTCCGAAGATAGATTGATCAGGGGTAGTATTAGCCACCCCAGCCATTGTTTGAATAACGTCATGCGTAGCTTCAGGGTTTAGCGTTATGTTTCTAGTGGCAGGTGGGTTAGTGCCGTCATCAGCTTCTTGCTGCACCACATAAGGCGTTATACCTGCTGCTGTTATTGTTGGCTCTAGCGGCACACCTGACACTGGTGTACTCGGAGTACACAGATTCACTCCTGACTCAGCATTGTACGTTAACGTTCCAGCGGTTGCGCTATCTATCGTTTGCTCTATTGAGTAACTGCCAGATATTAAACTTGGGGTTACTACTGTATCGAGTAGCGTACCAGTCTGAACAGTTACCGAACCCTCAGTCGTTGTGTCTGGGCCTGTTATTGTTGGGCCTGCTGCTACAGCTATCTCGGTAGTGGCGTAAAAGACAAAGTGATAGTCATAGTTACCCTCTCCTTCTGAACTTAATACAAACGGATCTATTGGAGCGTTACGCCCTCCTTCTCCTGTGGTTATCGCCCCGGCATCAGCAATGCGTGATAAATAAATAGAGCCAGAGGCAGAACTGGTCAGGTGTATCGCATAAGATTTGCCCGACAATAGCGAAATTGACAGCCCGGTAACAGAACACCACTGAAGACCATTTGCCGATATTCCAAGAGTAACAGGATTACTTCCAACTAGCGGTGCACTATCAACGCCGTTGGTAACGTCATAGATTGATGCGTATACCTCTCGTGTCGCTGAAGTATTTGTTCTTCCGTATACATGAAACCCTGTAAGCGTCTCATTGCTCGCAGGTGAATAAGGATACTTACTTAGAAGGCCTGCTCCCCATCCAGGCTTCCGTTCAACTTGATCATAACCTGATTCGTCATTAAAACCTATAATTCCCATTACGCAGCCTCCGCAGTAACAACCAGCGAATCAATTGGTGCAACGGCGATAATGACGTCATTATCGTCATAAACAACTAACGATTTACCAGCAAAATCAGAGTTAAGACCTTTATACAGCTTTAATGTTATCTGACTTGAAGACCATGTTAGGTACGGTTGTATCGTAGGAAGCACCATTTCAGTTTCGTTTGCAGAGTTGACTAGCTCTACCCTAGCCCAACCTTTCTGATAATACTTGTCAGTTCTAAGAATCTCTAAATTATCAACCCACTGACCACCACCTACTATGGTATTATTTACAAAGTCTTGATCTCTTAACCAGCGGTATTTGGTATTACCTACTGAGTAAGTGTTAAGGTCGCCGTTTCCGGTTATACCAGCCCCAGACGAACCGTAAAAAGATTTATCTATACCAATTTCACCTTGTTTAATTCCGCGTGAAAAGGCTGTGCCGTTGTCAAGACCCTCGCCACTAGGCTCGATAAACACATCATATCGAGTCCACTTGCCATCATAAATAGGATGATTAATTTTCTGTTGGTCATACCTTTCTGTTGAAAGCGGTCTGTATAAATCTAACACAGAGCTTCCGCTTGCTGATGAAGCTACAAAAGTCTTAGTATAAAATGCGTCAGGGTTTGATAAGTCAGAAGAATTCCCCGTATGAGTAACCCTGTATGTTTTCCATTGTGAGTTGTTTATATCGCCTGCAGCAGTCGCTCTTACCCAAGAAGAAAGCATTATGCGCTCTCCCGGTAGAACATCAGCCCCCAAATCCATTCCTGTAGTTCCACCTCTGTTGTTAGGGTCATTCCTACCGTACTCACCGCCCAAGGTGCGAATGCCATCAACCTCTCTTATCTCCCTGATAGCTGGGTCTGAGAATTCGTTATTCCATGATGAGAGATACTGATCCGAATACGAAAGTGGTAATGCTGTGCCTAGCGCTTGATCTTGTAGCGGCCCTAAACCAAAACCCGTTATTCCTGTTTTTATTGGCCCTGTTCCGAAATCCACACCTGATCCGGCGTTAATTGTAATTAGGGTGCCATTCTCTAAACCACCACCATCAGGCACACTCCCAAACCCTCCACCCGCTTGAGCTTTATTCTGTATTGTTGCGCTTTGTACTAATGCATTACCCATCAATGTCTTCCTTACTATGTAATGAGGGCAAAGCCCTAGTATACTTAATCTTGTTGTCTATAGTCGTTCATCGTAGTTCACTTCGTTCACTACTTCTTCACTCCTAGTAAACTATAAATATATACTATAGTAAGATCCTTAAAATTCCAATTGGTTCCAATTATTTTTAAATTATTTTTAATTTTAGTGAACTGAGTCGCTCAGATGTAGTCGCTACGCTCCTACTATCTTCACTCCTACAGCTTCCTTCAGCGCCTATCATCCTCCCCTCTATGTCGATAATCTGATATTTTGCGTTAGATTTTTTTTAGTTACCTAATGCACACAATATGCACCCCCTAACCCCCTTCCCCCTTCAGATCGTGACTGGGAAAC